ATCATCTCGTTAATGTCGTCCGTGTATTCGCTCATTTAACAAAAAAGCCGACGGCCGCAATTGCAGGCCGCCGGCTGTTTAACTTCTGACTGTTAAGCTGTAAGGCGCCGCCGCTTGAACGGCATTGGTGCTTTGTAAAGCAACACCTCATCAAACCGTTTCTTTTCTGCTTCGACTTCGGCGGCCATGGCAGCAACCGCTGCCCCAGCATCGCCTCCGGCGTAAAGTGTTTTAAACTTATCGCCCTTACGGCCAAGCGTCATGCTTAACTTCATTAGGCTGTTATAATGCGCTTTAGCGATAGCGAACCAACCGACACGCCATAAATCAACGTTGCCGTGATGTACTGTGCGCCGGTCAAACCATCATAGAAATTACGAAGCTGAATTGTCAGGCCGCTTTCAGGATCTTGGACTGACTCAAGGGCGCCGCTCCAGTTTTCTGGAATGCTCGGCTGGCGTGTTGCCAGAAGTAAAGCCTCCTGCCCGCAAGCGAAGCCGCCAAGGCTTTCACCGTTGGCATCAAGGCCGCTGTACTCGTAAACATTGAAACCATGTACTCGTGGAATCATGTTTTCACGAATTGCTTCGGTTCCACCGTATGCGTATGCGGCCTGAATGCCGGCATCTTGCGCCAGCGTTGCGTAATAGCTCGGATTGACAACCAGCGAACGATTAGCACGCGGCACGTTTAGCGTCGTCATGTCGCCAGCCAGGTCGGCGATGTCGTCGGCAGAAATGGCATCAGTTGCAATTACGGAAGTAACCGCTGTGAACGGGTCTGCCTTAACCAAGTCCAACAGGTCGCCAACCATTTTGGTGACAACTGCGTGAACGGCCGGACGAACGAAAGTTCGTTCCAACATAGACATTCCACCCTTTGAGATTTCCAAATCGGTGAACTTGGCGGTGTAATGGATATGATTATCCAGGGTAATTGTCTTGGCTGTGCTGGTCTGGGCAGCGCCGCCGTATCCACTCGTGGCGCTTACGGCCGTTACGGCGCTCGCGATGCGGGTGGTTACTGATTCGCCGACATTAGCAACATCGCTGCTGAAGTCGGTAGTGAATGCTTTCAACACCGGCGTCTCTGCGCTCAATGTCTCCAGCGTTTGCTGTGCCACTTGGGCCAGGTTTATTCCATTTATCGCCATTTTATTGTTCTCCTAAAAGTTAAAGTTGCGGTTTGATTTCGTTCCGATAAAAGAGCGTGCGCTCCTTTAAATCTGAAATAGCGGAATAATCATTCCACAGTTCATCGACAGTTTTCGATTTGCTGACTTCCTCGGCAACCTCGGCCACAGGGTCGGCGCCTTGTCGCGCGACTATCTCGGCAGCCTGGGCGCCAGCCAACTCGGCAACGTCGGCCTGGTTAGCCTTAGCCTCGGAAAGTTCAGCTTCAAGTAGGCCGCATTTTTCAAGCAAGCCAGCCTGTGCGGCATCAAGTTGGGAAACCTGGGATTTCAACGCGACGACTTCGCCGGCTGCCTGATCGGTGCCAACAGACGCAGCTTGAAGTTGCGTTTTTAGGTCGGCGTTTTCTTGTGCAATAGTCATCGTTTCAAAAACATCTGCGTTCATCTTACGCCCTGCCTAGTTTTTGCAAGAGGGAATCTAAACTTTTGGCCTCGCCGTCAATCATGCCAATCTCTGCGGCACGCCGGCCGGTGAATGTCTGGCCCTGCAAATGTTCGTAATTTAGTTCGGGCCTGAACTTTTTAACGAAGCCGGCAAACTCGTTGTAGGTTTCCATTACTTCAAGTTGCAGGTGCTTTCGCACTTCCTCATTTAAAGGAACACCAGGGAAACCGGCGGCCTTGTATTTGCCGCTTTTGAAAATCTCAACCTGGACGCCTTGCTCCTTTAATGCGGCGCTGGTATCCATCACAGGAAGGTATACGCCAATGCTGCCAACGTCTGCCGACGGTGCGGCAAATATACCGTTGGCACCTGCCGCCAACCAATATGCTGCGCTGGCCATTTGGCTGTCCGTGTAGGCGTATATTTTTTTTGTGCCTGACGCCTGCACGGCCTCGACGGTTTCGGCCAACTCCGGCACGCCGGCAACTGTCCCACCTGGCGAATCAATATCCAAAATAATGATATCAACTTCGTCGTCGTCGGCTGCCAGTTCAATGGCCGCCATAATGTCAAGCGCATCAACGGCGCCCAACATCTTGGCAACTGGGCCAACCTTGTGGCCAATGACGCCGGACACAGGAATGATTGCCACGCCTCCGGCCTCGCTGAAGGTGTATTCATCCATTTCATCATGCGGGCCGTCCTCGGCGCCTTCAATTATGTTTGCGCTCAGGGCTGCCTGGGCTGCCTCGATAGATGCCGGCAGAATTGCCCACTTTTCAAACTCCTGTTTTATTTTCATTAGGTAATCCGTTTGGTGTTAGTAATTGAACGCGGTTTGGATCTATGCCGTGCTTTTCGGCCAGGTCTAAAACAAAACGCTGTTCGGTAATTCGTTTCTCCACTTCATCTTCCCAGTGAAGACCGCGGTCGGCGTATAGTTCCTGCAAGGTTGTCAGGCCTAATTTGTAATCCTCTCGACCGGCAGCCGCATCGCGCCCGCCATCAACTGAAATTTTGCGCGGGCCTTGGTAGTGCCAGGAATACCAATCGCCGCCCTTGGGTTGTGGTAGCAATCCCAACTTCATGGCTTTAGCCAAGGCGTATCCGTCAATGCGTTTGGCAATTTTTCGGACAAGCCGCTGGTTTTTCTCGACTGTGCGCTGCGCCTTCGCAGTCACCAGGCGAACAACTGCGCCGCCAATCTTGGTCGGATCAAGGGACAGGTCGTAAGGCCATTCGAGCGCCTGGAATGCGCTGCGTAAAATTGTATTTTCAAACTCCTGGGCGTTGGCGCCTGGCCGGTTCCTGTCTAGCACCTCAATTTTGCTGCCGCTGCCTGCGCGGAAATATCGAATGGCGCCGCCCTCCAAGGTTTCAAGGGTCGTCGTCAGGTTGCCGTCGTCAATCGTCTGGTCGATGAACGCCTCGGAGTCGTCGGCGTATCCATCTTCGTTGTGTTCAACCAGGGCAATGCTGCTGGCTGCCTTCTGCGCGTTCAGTTCGTACTCGCGTAATTCCTTGACGTCTTGCAAGTCGCCGGTGACGGCCGAGAGAGGAGTGACGCCACGCCCCTGGTCAGCCCATTCAGGGAAAAAGCACAGGGCCATGTCGCGGGCGCTGACTTTGCGCTCGCCGTCAATCATATAGGACACCGCACGGCCTTGCTTGTTTGTGATTACGCCATTGTGTTCGTTTGCGTTCTGGGTTCGGCTGGCTATGCGGTGAGCAGGTATCATTTGAACGGCTGGATAACCTCCGGCCGTGTTGGTCAGCATCACGCCGACGTCGCCGTCCCTTTTGATTGATAGCAGCGACAGGTAAAGAAATTCTTCAAAGTCACAGCGCCCTTGGACGTCCATAATTTTGTGCCAATCGTTCAACCAGGATTCAGCACGCACGCCCCATTCTAAATCCTTGCCGACATACTGAGGAATAAACGGTTGCACGCTGTAAGTGCATTGCTCAAGCAGGGCGCCGCGAACAGGTGCAAAGTTGCCAAACAACCAGCGGCCGGCAGAAATCAATTGCTGGTGCGTGCCTGTCGGAATCAGTTTGCGTGTGTCCAGGTTCAGGGAACGCATCGGCCGCCGGTGTCGGTTGCTCTGATATTGTGGTTCCCAAAGCGAACCGAGTTTTTTTAAGAATCCTTTAAGCATTGCGGAATTTGGCGTAGGTGCGAGTTGAAAGGTAGCCGTATGTTGCAGGGTCTTTCTTTTTGAGAGCGAAACGGCATTCGCGCAGCACCTGGTCAATCGGCAGCGTAAACTGCTTGGTAGCATTCCGGCCGCCGATGCCGTAGGCCATCAGCGTCTTGCCTTCCGTAATCAAGGCTTTGGCCTTGGCCAGGATGGTGGTGATTTCGCTGGTAGTGAAATCTAAAAACAAACCTTCAGCCCGCATTTGGTGAAGATAGTCAGGGCGGGCGGGAAAACCTCAAGCGAACAATGGAAAGCGGCCCTGATCGGGGAAAGAGGAAACCTTCAGGGCCGCAAGCATGACACAAACAAAACCAAACTGCGTCAGGTCTTGGATTCGTCAAGCGGTTTAGGCGGCCGGCCTCGTGGCCTGCTGCCTGGCTTGGGCGGTTTGCTGGCGTTGGCCCTGGCTGCCAGGGTCTTGGCCTCGCTGCTTTTGCTGCCAAGGATTTTGCCGATATTGATTGGCTTGTTGCAATGCGGGCAGTTGTGGGTTGTTGTCAAACTTCCCGCCCTTCTGCATGGGCGATTGCTTTATCAACTAAACCTTGCTCGTATTTCATAAGCGGAACTTCCTTTGAACATTCGGCCAGTTTTTTCAATGCTTCGTACATTTCCGGCGCACTCGCCATCAAATGCGCGTTGGCCTCCACTTCATCCTCTGGCCGGTCTGTCCGAATGTCTGCAACAACGTCGCTGCCGTCGCCGCCGCCAACCATCAAACAGTCGTCGCCGTCGATTGTTGTTATTAGCCAAGGGCCGTTTGTGTGTTTTTTCATTTTGTTTGGTTCCTTTCTTGGTTTATGCGGTTGCTTCGAGTTTGTCCATTAAGGCGTCAACCATCTCGCCGCCGTTGCGTTGCTCGTATTCGTTCAACATTGCAACGCGCACAATCAGTTCCTCTTTTGTAAACTTGTCCCATGCTTTGTTGATAACAACCAGGGCGGCCTCGATCTGCGAAGTTGTCAGGGCTTTAATTCTGTTTTGGAGTTTCTGTTTTGCGTTCATTTTTTTATTTGTGGCTTGGGCTTATTCCCTCGCGCTGGAAATACAATAAGCGAACAGTTCGCTTATGTCAACCCCTTTTGTGAAAATAAATGAAGAAAGTTTTTGCGTATTTGCTAACGTTTTTGGCCTTTTTCAACAATAGTGAAAAAAGTTTCCAAGCATCTGGCCATCATGGCCGCCGCAACCTGCATCCCTTCGCAATCCCAAATGTGATTGGCTCGCTTGCCAACCTTGTGCCATTCGTAAACAGGCTGGCCGGCGCGGTCGGCGCGTTCCTTGCGGCGCTCGGAAAACATTTGCAGTTCGTACTCCTGGCCGGAATCTGGGAGGGCAGTCCAACTGGCGCCCTTGCCTTCGCGCAGGTTGTAAAGTACGTCCTTCACCGTCGGGTTGCTCCAATGGAAAAGCGATACAGGGCGCACTCTGCCCTGGGCCTTGGTTCCTATGGCCGGATCGACCAGCACCCTGGGCGAGTAGGCACGGCGCACGTTGGTTCCGTCCTTCAGTTTGTGCGCGAAGTCGCGTTGCTTGCTGCCCCTCATGCAAGTCCAGCCAAACTTTTTGCAGGCCGCATAGACCTTCTGAGAGTTGTAGGCCGAGTCGATGAACAGCAGGTGCGGTTTGATGTTGTACTCGATCCGCAAAGCCTCGACGTCCTCCCAGGTCAACGGCTTTGACCAATGCAACAGGCGGCTGTTGCCGTCATTCGACCAGGCGCGAACGACCAAATAAAATAAATCCTTCTGCACGTCCACAGTTGCGAAGCGGAAGTCCTCGGCAGGCCAGGGCCAGGCGTCATCATGCACCGACAGTTCTCGCAGTTCGTCGTCGCTCTCCATTTCCTCAATCCATGGCACGCCCAGCGATTCGCATTTGAACGCCTTCAAGGGAACAGTTGTCCCGACGCGAAGCGCAGCCTTGGCCTGAAGGAACTCCTGGACCAAATCACGCCAGGCAACCCATGGCGGCAGCACGGCCGACCAGCGGAAACTGACTTTCTCGCTAGGCGCCTGCGGGTTGGTAACTTCCCAAACGCCGGAACAGGCAAACGCCTTGCGTATGTCTTGCCGGTCAACAAACGGCGCCTGGCAGTCTGGGCATTCGTAGCGGATTGTTTTTGTCAGTTCGTCGAAGTCCCATTCATCATTTTTGAACGTGTCGGCGTTCGTATCCCACTTTACATTCTCGAAAGCCATTTCGTGGCGGCCTTTGCAGGCAGGGCATTCGACTTTGTAGATGCGCTGGTCGCCTTCCATGTAGGCACGATGCACATGGTCGTTTTCATGGTCAGGCGTTGAAATCATTATCCGGCGAGCGTTCCAGAATGCCCGCGTTCGTTTCAGCACCATCTCGTATGCGCCTGGTGGATAGTTGCGCACCTCATCCAGAAACAACCAGCGCACAGGTTTGCTTTGCAGTTTGCTCTGACTGTTGGCGCCGTTAATTACCAGCGGCATCGAAGCGAAATTGATTTCCAAAGTCGTCTTGGCGTGTCGGTCGGCAGGGAACAGCCGCGCCACAGGTTCGCAGTTCTCCAGGGTCGGCATCAACCTTGTCCTGGCAAAGGTCTTGGCCTCGTCCTGGGCAGCCATCACCCACATGGCAGGGCCGGCATCCTCGGCAATGCACCAGGCCAGCAACGTCATCACCATCTGTGTTTTGCCAGACTGGGCGCTGCACATGATGGACAGGTCTTTCACGCGGTTGTCGGCAAAGCATTCCATTGGTTCCTTCGTCCAGGGCGCGATATTGGAATTGAACTTGCCAGGGAAGGGGCTGGTCTTGTCAACGATGATGTTTTTCTCTGCCCACAGCCATGGTGCGTCGGTACTCCTGGGCGCAATGGCTTGGCGTGCGATTTCTTCGGTGTAGGTCATCGCTTTATGAATTTGCGGGCGTATTGCATGAACCTTTGCAACTCCAGTTTTTCGTATTCGTTTCTTTCAATGCGTAAATTCACAATCTTGCAACCGTAATGAACAGAAGAACGGTCTTGCCCCCAAAACTCTGCAATCACGCTTTTTTTGATGCCGGCGTCGTTTGCAATCCACTGACAGTGATGCCGTGGCCTGGTGTAAATGGCCGACCTGTTGGTGCTAGTTAAGCCTTCAAACGGCACCTGGTAAAAGTCGGCGGCTGCCTCGGCCAATTGTTTCAGTTTTCCCATTCTATTTTTTTGTTGCCCATTTGTCTGTCTCGATTGTGCGGAATGCCTCGGCCAATGCGCCGCGGGTCTTCACCTGAATGTCGGCTGCCTTCATGCCTTCAAGTATTGGCGGCAGTTCGTTTTCTAATGCGGCGTATAGTACGCTTTTGAATTGGTGAATGATGCGCGTCAGTTCGCTGGCGATTTCTTCCTTGGCAATATACTGCCGCTGCTCGACCTGGTTCTGGAATTTCAGTTTGGCAATCTGTTCCTTGAGTAGGTCGGCCTTCAGGTCGGTCAGGTTTCGGTTGTCGGCCGCTGCCGGCGTGTTGACTGATGGCTTGGTTTGGAGTCCTTCGGCCGTCAGGAAGGCAAGCACCTGCTCGACTTCGTAGCCCTTCGGGCCTTTCGGAGGGAAACCAGGGCGCTTGGCGATTTGATAAAGGCGCTGGCGGTTGAAACTTAAAGCCGCAGAGACGGCCGACAAAGTTGGGTAATGGGTCAGCATAAATTTTCGTTTAAGGTTGAATTGCTTTTGTGGGCAGAGTCATGGGGTTTGGAAATAAAAAGGCCGTGACGGCGCCCACAGACGGCAAGACGGGCAAAACTCCACGAATAGATAATAACGTTGCGGGAATGGACACCTGCGGGAGGCTGTCACATGGAAAAGATTCCTTACGGGGGGGGGTAGGTCGGCTGTTAATTATCAGTTGCAAACTGTTAAACGTCACAGCGTTTCCCCCTGCATATCGACAAAGTAATTGCCAGACTGCATAGCCTCGTCCTTGAGCAGGTGGCCGATCTTGG